GCTGGTAAAGACTTAATAGTTTTTAGCACTGCTCTAAAACAACGCTATACAGGTGCTCCTTCCGTTCTTACTAAAGCAGAGGAAGAGTCTATTAAAGTTGCTAAAGAAGCAGGGAAAGTTGAAAGAAATAAACTGTTTGAGGAACATAATGTGATGGAGTCCTCAAGGACTGGTGATAAACCTACAATGCCTAAACCTATAGGTGGAATGAATGAAAGACAAGTAGCATTGATGGATGAGATAGCTGCTCTAAAACCTGACAACCTAACAATGGATGAATGGATAGAATATGTTACTAAGCTAGGGTTAGTGTCAGCTAGTGGTGTAATTGGACATGGTTTATTCGGAGGTGAGTAGTGGCCAACTCTTTACAGATAGCTGGCTTACTTAGTAAACACTTCCCTGAGAATGCCATATCTGGAATCCTGGCCAACATTGATGTTGAAACAGGGGGTACCTTTGACCACACTACAGAACAGCGAGGAGGTAAAGGCTATGGCTTGTTCCAATTTGATGACCAACAGGAAGCTTATTGGGATTGGTTAGAGAGTACAACATTAAGAGATAGTCCTGAGTCACAGATTCAATTCGTTGCTGATGCAATATACAATGATGACTATGATGCTGAAGGAATATTTACTGGTCCTTTAGATATTGGTGGTGAAAGTAGGGAGGCTATAAGAGAAGCCTTTGATAAAGGTTCAGCTACTGAGATTGCTAAAGCTTTCTCTGAGAAATATGAAAGACCTAGTAAGCCTAATATGAAAAGGCGTATAGAGAAAGCTGAGGATTTTGAAATGTTTAAAGGATTGTTTACAAACCCTTTATAGTTTCCATGAGCTTAACAAGGCTCACTAATTGTAACTTACTTGCGTTGTTATCACCACCCATGACACTTCTTTGAGGTAGCTTAGGAAGTATTTCCTTTAGTTTCTCTACTGGAAACACCAAGCTACATACTAATTCATTATCAACTGTTAAGTTGTGTACCCATAAGTCAGCTTCAGTTGCTTCAATTCCACTAGGCTTACCATAGCTCTGACTCTCTATACAGATGTTACCTGTCTTGGCCCACTTATCTCTTTCAGTTTTTACTTCACAAGTCTTGGCACCTGAGAACATCTCATCAATATACTGTTCCCATTGCTTGCCAAAGGATAAATCTATATCAAACTTCTTTAGTTCTTTTATGTCATTACTGTCGTTAAGTGGCATATATATTCCTTTTCTGTTAAATTAGGGCTCCATATCTTCGATTCTGGAGGACTTCTCTATGTAAGCAAGGGGTAGGGTAGGGGTAAATCTTGGTAGTCCTGCCCATAGTGAACAAGACCCCAAGAGTTTTAGTTGGTACATCAGCCACCAATCCATCCGAATAGTAATGCCACTACGACAATACCTAAGAAGATTGTTAGTGATTTATTCTTCAATACTTTGTCTATTAGCTCTTGATAATTCATTCAGATAACTCCTTACGAATATCATCATCCAACAAACGCCATATAACTACTGCGGCAATTAAACCAACAAGACCAGCGGCACCTAACTGTGCTATGATTCCGATGATTGTTCCAATTACATTACCACCCAAGAAAGGTACGCTATGACCAAAGACAATCTGTAAAACGATTGCAAGTGAAATCAATTTAATACCTACACTGATACTGGCATCAGCGATGCCCATTATTTTACTTAACATGTTTACTCCTTTTAAGTTTAACATCTACTTCCCTGAGAGTTTTGTCTACTTTCTTTAGCAGAACAGGTATCTCCACCTTTTGCTTCCACAATTTTTTCATTAAGTTTACTTTCAAATCTGCCACCCTGCACACAATGTATTATGTGGTGGCTGACAGTTTAATCTGTTCATCTCTTCTAGCTTGGTTTCAAACTGGCTACAACCTGTTAAAGTTACAACAAGAATTTGTAAAGCTATTATTAATACTATTATATTCATTTCCATTCCTCTATTATACCATTAAAAGTGTTATTATTCTACCTCTTTTTCTTCTTCAGTTAAGTCTACTATTTCACATATGTTTCCAGTACAGGCTAAAGTCTTAGTACCTACAGTCTGGTCCGTTAGTTCATACTCACTAATTAAATCCCAGTCCACTGCTTCAGGCATGGCTTCAAGTAATTCTTTATAGACATCTTCACTACAGTCCTCATAAGGTGCTTGCTGATAGGTATGGTCTGAGTGTGGTAGGAAACTAACACCACTAACTTCATCAAAGTGTTTATATACCCACGCACCTACCTCCATCCATTCATGTTCCCTTACACTCACAGTGACACTAGGCTTATGCTCACAGTAATACCTTTGGTAAGTAAGCCACAGCTCTAGCTGTTCTATAGCAGTCCTGTCATTCCTAAGTATAGCACCTTCAGGAGCTTTCATAGGGAAAGCAAAGACCTTAACGCTGTTAGGTTTCATGACATCATCCTCACAGGGTATGCCTTGGTCCTCCATTAGCTGTGCTATAGGGTCCTTAGAGTCTGCTCTTACTCTTCTAATGTAGTAGTCATTGTGTCTAGTATGTATACCACTAGCACTATTAACTAACTGACTGACTGTACCACTAGGTTTAATAGCAGTGGTTGCAGTAGCTTGACTGATGCCTAATAACTCTGACCAATATTCATTTGTCTTTATTGTTTCCTTCTTTAAGTGAATAAGAAAATCAGGTAGACTCTTCTTACCATAGTGTCCTCTATCTGTGCTACTCCCATTCATAAATGAGTTATCCATAATACCTGTAAGGCTGACACCAAGCAATGCTTCCTCCTCTGTATTGTGTACCCACTTAGGGCGTAAGCGTTTGATATTAGTTAGTGATGCTTGGAACGTACCGAGTATGGTAGCTAACCTAACCTTACGGAGTATATCCTTCTGCTTATCCTCAGCTCTTATTACTACTTCGGTGAGGTTACAGAACTGTCCATCCCTTAATATAATTTCAGAACAAGGGTTACATCCAAACTCATGCTCGCTATCACGTCTACCTATGGACTGTACTTGTTTGATAGCGGCTTCTCTATTAAATATACCACGCTCACCAGACTTAGACTCATAGAGTGATAGCCATTCCTTCATGAAGATACCCATGTCAGGCTTCTCTGTATAACAGACAGAGTTATTACTCAATGCCATCTCTGGTGTGTCCGCCCACCACTTGCCACTCTTGGCACTACGCATACGTTCATCAGTTAAATTACTTAGGGAAATCAATGCACTACGCCTGACTCCTCCCACTACAACTACCTCTGCAATCTTACACATCATGCGGTGACACTCATAGCTAGTTAGCTTACGACCAACAGCTTCCTTAAATATGTTAGTGGAAAAAGAAAACAAATCTATCAATGGCTCTGGTCCACTAGCTCTACCACCAAATGTTTTTAGTCTTGAACCTTTAGGTCTGACCTTAGAGAAATCCCAGTTAGGCATCTCACCATCATACAAGTAAGTAATTAGTTTACGGAACGCAGACTGCCATCCTTCCTTACTATCCTGTACAACAATAGTATCCTCAACATCTACTAATTCCTCTGGAACCTCTGGTAGTTTGTTAACGAATTGTCTTTCAACACTAAAGCCTACACCAGTTCCATGCATCAGAATAAATAAACATTCATCAAATGCTTTCCAATGGTCAACACTTAGGTAAGCACAGTTGTAACCTGCTATATTATTCTTAGCTAAGGCAGGTCCTGCTGTCATCAAGGCTCTCATACTAGGCATAACCTCTAAGTTAACCACTGCATCCTCTAATACTTTCCTAGTCTTAGGCTCTAACTCTTGGTTAGTATTATCTTTAAGGTGCCCCTCCATGAAGTCAAAGTAACGAGCAACAGTTTCCTTCCATGTTTCCCTTCTGTTCTTATCAGGTAGCCAACGAGCATACCTACTTAATGCAATAAAGTTTTGATAATCATTTGGTAATGTGTTCAATTTCTGCTCCTCTTTTCTTCTGTTCTTTCTTTTTGTTAGGTATAACTTTAGTATGCCATAGCCTATCATAGCGTAGTGCATACTTTAGTTTGTTCTTTATTGGATGTGTCTTACTCATCTTCTATTCCTTTAAATTTATGTATGTTCTCTGCAAGTTTATCTTCAAACTTATCTAACAACTCTTCCGGTTCAATCTCTAATACTTCACAGAGTAAACACACATCAAACATACCAGCTATCTTTTCCTTTAGTTCATTAAATAGTAATGTCATAACATTTTAACTCCTCCAATGTGTCCATTGTAAACCATCTGAATCCTTCCTTGTCACACCATTCACCCATAGTTATCTTGGAGCCCTTCCTAACTTTCTTGTTAGGGTTGGTAAGAACAAACACCAGTTCATTCTGGGGTAGTGAATCCCTAATGGAAATATATTTTCTGGTATCACCATTCCTAAAGAAACCCTTACACTCAACCAACATACTACCCTTAACAAAATCAGGAATATAGTTTGCTTTAATTATGTAGGGGTACTTACATGGTTCATACTGCCACCCTTTTAATTGTTCACCTACAGCTGATTCAAACTTGTTTCTATATTTAATGGTATTTTGTGTGTTCATTTTCTTCAAGTATAAAAGTAAAATCTGCATCATCTGGGGTGAAGGGGCCTTCCCTCATAGCTGGTTCCTTCATACAATCAAGCATAGCCTTAAGATGTTTCATTAATTCTTGCTCAGTGGTACCAACAGGCATGGCAGGTTCCTCACTAATGGAAGTTATCTCATCATTATCGTCATAGAAAACTTCCCTAATGGAAAAACCTCCGGTCTGTTCTTCAAATAATTTATAGTTCCAATAGTTCATCTCAACTCCATTACATTAGGTTCCTTATTAACTACTGCCAAGAATCTTGGACCATTGGAATAAAGAAAGGTTCGCATATTAGGGTAACAGTGTTCCTTAAACTCACAATAAGAACATCCTATTGGTAGCTTCATATTACCTGACTTACCATCAGCAACCAGCTCATAGCATGGTTCAGGTATCGTATCTATTTCTATCATTTCCTTAACATGCTTGATTCTTTTAACAACATCCTTGTCTATCAGGTCTATCTTTGTTGTTGTTAAGTGACCATTCTGTTTATCCATGGCTAGGAACATAGCTTCATCAACACCCTCTGCCTGACCATATCCACTTAGCTGGTCTATGTATCCAAAGGGGTCATCATATTCTAAACGACCTTCCTTAAACTTCTTAAAGCCATAGGTTGAGGTTGACTTCACATCAGTTAATATGCCATCAATCTTACAGTCCATGGAACCTTTGATACCCTCAAGCTCTACTCGTTTCTGCTCATCAGTAACATCATGTCCTGATAGTTTAACCAAGGCCAGTATCATTTCCTCAATCAAGTGTCCATAAAGAAACTTAATTAGAGTGTTGGCTTTAAGTCTTTCACCTTTAAACTCTTTCCTTCTATGCTTATACCATAGCTTTCTATCAGGCTGTCCTATGTTAGACATCCTTAAGGTACCACCACTGTAGTCTTTAGGGTAAAGCCACTCTCTCATTATGGTTTCCATGTTGGAACCAAAGTCCTTAAAGATTTGTTCGGCTGGTACCCTAGCTGGGTGACTCTTTGTTTCAGCTAGGTTATATATATCCCTAATTAAATTATCCATTGCTAGTCCTCCTCATTATTTTCTAACTGTTGCTCTATTAGTTTATCTAAAAACCAACGAGCTTTCCTTAAGTCACATATCCCATCCTTAAACCTCCAGCGTGACAAGTATTTCTGTACGCTTGCAGTTAAGTAGTCCATCTTCTGGTCCAATATGAAATCTATTACCTCAATCTTCCCTTGTTTATAATGGCTTGGGTTTATTTCAGATGTATTTAATGTGTTTGTTGCCACGTTTCACCTACCTTGTATTCACCATCCAATGGACAGTTTAATTTAAACTTTTCGCCAGCTTCCTTAATCGCCCTGACAGCAATCTCACCGAAAACTTTAGCATCCTTTTCATGTACCTCAGATTGTATTTCATCGTGTATATTTCCTATAATTTTATAATCTATACCCTTTAGTATAGCAGATTTATCAAGCAATACTAAAGCCTTTTTCATAATGATTGCACCAGCTCCTTGAAGCAGG